TACATCACCTGTGGCTGCTGGAAAAGTTGGCATTATATCCCCTTAGTACGAAAGAACGCTAGTGCCTAGAATACCGTATAAAGATGATCCAATGATGAATCCATCGATAATTGGTTCTAGGGTCGTGAATTGAGTTTTCCAAGAATTAGGGGTAATGCTGTGAGCAACCCCGAAAACCTGCAAAGTTTTAGTTAAGGCTGATGAGCCTGGCTGTGTGGTTGTAATAGTTACTGGATCAAAAAACTCTAGGTCTAGGGCAGCTGTAATTCCTGCATCGTAATCTCTTGTGTAAAGGTCGAGGGTGATGGCATCACATCGAGTTGTGGTCTCAGCTCTTGATGCCACATAAGCCCGAGCATAGTCAAGGGCTACTGCATCGGTCTCCATGAGCAGGTTCTGTTGGTTGTAAGAGTGAACGAAATACTTGTCAATAGAAGCCTGATTGATAGCGTTCTGAGTTGTGCCGCCTGTGCGAGTAATCTGGGCTGAGTTGTAGATAAGCACATCGTTGAGAAGCCAGATAGCGTTGAAATAAGAAATACCTGTGCCATCGTCATTAAATACAACTGGTGTGCCATTTACGCTGCTCGTTGTAAAGGCTCTGTCTTGGAATACGAACTCGCCAGAAGCATTGACATATAAAGAGCCATACTCGCTGATTTCCACCGTCTGCATGGCTTCTAAGGCTGTTCTAGCGCTACCAGGATCTGCCTGCAAAGTTGTCTGTCCAGCATCAACATCACGCATGGATGCAGGCCATCCAATTTGGTCAAGAATCTTATTCACACGAGTGCCTGATAACTGTCCAGCACCTGAGTCTGTGACTGTAGATATCTGTGCATTCTGTGCAAGTCTAAAAGCATCTACAGCTGTGATAGTTGTATAGACAATATCGCCTGTGAACTTAGGAGTTGTGGTTGTATAGCCTGTAATAAAGCCCGAGAAAATTGGGTAAGTAATTGTGTTCCATGTGGCAGTTATCTGAACCTTACGCATTGGATTGAGTAAGCCATAGTAAGGGCTGGCAGTATTCTGTGGATTGAAGTCACCATTCTGATCCACAATACGAAGGCTTAACTGACCTGTCTGGAATTGGTCTGCCTGTGCGTTGCGTCCTCTGCTGGTTTGGACTGAATCAACTTGATTAGATACATCGACAATGACTGATGAACTATCGACTAGAACATTAACGCCAAAGATACCTGAACCGATGATAAACGCTTGTGCAAAACTAGGACCAGTCGAGAAGTTAATAGTGGCATTGATTACTGGTACTGCCACTAGATTGCTCCAGCGTAAGTGATTGAGTTCCCATATCTATTAAGGTCTTGGATTGCTCCCTGAACTACTGCTGCAATCTGTTGATCGCCTATGCCTGATGCGTTGATGTTATAAACGATATTAGTACCTCTAGCAGCTGCTGTTCTAGGAGCATCCATCTCAGTACCAAAGTCTGGATATAGTTTAAGGGCAGTAGCTAGTGATTGTGATGGAGTTGCTCCAGTAATCATTGTTGCGGCTTTTGCAGCTACTTCTGCTTTACCTAGTGCCATTCGAGCGCGTTCCATATCAAACTCAGCACTTAATCTAAATAAGGCGCTAGATAAGAAATCAACTGCCCTAGTAGCCTCTAGTTCGGCTTTAATCTTGCCTGCCAATGCTGCATCATTATCTTTGATTGCAATCAATGACCTTAAGCGCATCTTTGTTTCTTCATCTGTAGCCTGATTGAGAGCTGCAAATAATCCCACACGCTCTACATCAAACTTCTTTTTCAATTCTTCTAAAGCCTGTTGATCTGCTGTAAGTGTCAGTTTTCGCTTTGTGTTTTCATTGTCAATGACGGCAAGTGAGTTTTTTGTCTTTTGAAGTTTAAGCGCATCAGCATTAGCTTTATCGATTGCCTTGCGTTGTCCTGGCGATTGTGCCGGAGTGCCTGCTGAACGCGCCTTGCTAGATGCACCTAATTTTGAAAGAAGTCCTAGTCCTGAAATCTGAGTGCCAGCATTGAGAACATCGCCAATAAAGCCTGCACCTGGTAATGACTTGATTGCCTTTGTAAGAACGCCTATGCCATAGATTGCATTACCAATCTGAGTAGCAAATCCTTCTATTGCTGTAGTTGCTCCGCCAATGCCATCTTTGCCTGCAACCATCTGCATAGCATCAAGAAGGTCTTTGCCAATAATTTCTTTAGCGTTATTGGATGCAACTGTGAGCTTAGCGATAGCTCCTGCATAACCTTCGGCAGCAGCTAATGCCTGACCTCTGAACTTCTCTGTAAGTTGTCCAATGATGACATCCATGTCACCAGTTTTTAATGTGGCTTTGTCTAGTCCTGCACCTAAACGGCTAAGTGCTGTTGTCTGACCCAAGAAGCCACGACTTAACGCGGCTGATACTGCGCCTAAGTCTTTGCCAGTACCTGCTGAAATATCTAGGGCTAGCGCTAACGCATCTTGTGACTTTTTGACATCCCCCGTCGCTGTCAAAAGTGCCCTGAAGGCTGGCCTCAAATCGTCATCGAGAACACCCGTAGCGCGTTGCAAATCACCAATAAACTTTTCAACTTCAATGGCTGCAAAGGCATTACCTGTATTGGCTAAGGCTAAGGCTAATGATCGTGCAGCTTTCTCATCCGCTGCAAATGCTTTAACTGATGCTTTGCCAAATGCGTATAACTTAGAAGCTGCAAAGACTCCAGCTAGTTGCTTACCTAATTTAGCAACGGACTTTTCAAGTTTCTGTGTCGCAGTTTCTGCCTGCTTAAATGCTTTATTGCCGGTGTATTCGGCTGCAATATCAATTACTACATTAGCCATTAGCGAGTGCCTACCATTCGATTGAAAGTCTTACCAGCATTGTCAATAGCCTTTAGAACAGCCTTTGTAGCATTGCCCTTGTCATTTTCCCAAGCCTTGTAAATTAAACGACCACGTTCTTTGCCTGTGCCAGTTAGTGGGCCCATTGCCTGAGCAAAGTTAGGACGAGCCGATGGCTTTGTGCTTGGCGCTCTACGCCCTGCTGTTTCATAAATAGCGCCTGCTGCTGAACGGTTACGAATCTGAGCTAATGCTCTAAAGCCTCTACGATTAGGCTTGGATGGTGTTGTCTTGTAACCAATACCACGCTTTACAATGGATGCGTTAAACACAGGAAATTTGCCACCCTCACGCGCCCAGTTGCTTAAAGGCGAACCTGTGACGAATCCACGAGCTTCTTTTACAACAGGCTTTAATGCGCTTGTGATTTCCTTGTGTGTTTCTTTGCCTAATTCTGGTGCGAACTTGCGAAGTGCCTTACGGAGTTCAACGCCGCCTTTGACGGTTGCTGGCATTGGCTATCTCCTTTGCATCTTCCTGTAGAACCTTAATTAGGTTCTTTAGCATTACTTCATCTAGCTCTAATAATTGTGTTGGCGAGATCCCGAGCCTGACGCTTAATTTAGCAATCAGGTAGGTGATCGAGTCTCGCCCTAAGCCAAAGGGTCATCATCTAGCACCTCGACCGAAGTCAAAGTTTCGATGAATGCTTCTCCGAATGGCTTAACAGTTTCACCCGAACGGCGGATACATTCCCAAGCTAGCCAAAAGATATCGCTCTGCTTCTGGTCTTCGATGAACGCCTTGTGAAAACCCTTCTTGGCGTGAATCTCAAAACCGTACTGCACCAATGGAGTAATTGGGTATTCCCCAACTTGTCCATCTACCCTTGTTACTTTTAACTTTGCCATGCTATGCCCCTTTGTTTAGTTGTTTAGAAAGTACCTGTTGTGGCTACTGCAACTGTTGAGTTGGCAGTAAATGTGATTGATTGTGTACCAATATCGCCAACAGCACCGTTGATGTCTGTTGTGTTATTGACTAACAATGAAACTGTATAAAGAGGGTTTGTAGCAGAAACTGCTGTTCCCTTTGTCTGTAGGAATACGCAAGTAACAGTTGTTCCCCATGCAGCTTGAAGTGTTGCAAGAACATTTGCTGATGCTGTGTCGTTGAGGAAGTCGATTGTAACTGTTGATGCTTCCAAGCCCTTTACGAACTTGTGAGAAGAATCGCCCATTGCTGTTACTTCGAGTTCATCAAATGAACGGTTGATTGTTACTGCTGTGACATGGTCAGAAAGATCAACAGAGTTAATCTTAACGCCTACGTTATTGTTTAGAAATACAGCCATTAGGATTATTCCTCGTCTTTCTTGTTAGATGCTGGCTTTGGTGCTGAAGTAACCTGCCCGATTTTCTTCAGGAAGGCTTCGTTTTCTTTTTCCCATTCGGACATTTTAGCTCCAGGTAGTTAGAACGGATAGTGACATCTCGCAAGTA